CAACAGAACAAGATATCATTGCGAAAGCAAAATTACTTAATGCTTTCGTTTCTAACGAATAATCATTAAGAAGGTTTCGGTAGGTTTCCTCGTAACAGAATAACCTATCATTTATTTTTAGGAGAAAAAATTGAAATATAAAATGTCTTTTGTAGCACTTGCTATGGTTCTTTCAACAGCGGCATCCGCACAATCGGTTTCTTTGACTTATGGGTATAGAGATTCTGATAATGAAACAACACAAACCGCAACCGGAATTTCAGCTAGGATGAAAATTTCTGATGCTTTGAGTGGTGATATTAGTTTTTCAAATCTGCAAGATAGGGCCAAACTGACCAATGCACTCAGAAATGAATTAGGTCTAAGTTATAGTAAACCTCTAGTTTCGGTTTTTTCAGGAAGTGTTAGGCTCTCTCATGGATTCAGAATGAGTTCAGGTAGAGAAACCATTCAATACTACAATATTGAACCATCGGTGACAGCAAAAATTCCAGGAACTGCATTGTCGGCTAGGGTTGGATATCGTTATCGTGATACGTACAGTGAAAATGATAATGACAGGTCGGATACCACTCGTTATGCAGTCATGTATGACCTGACGAAAAAAGATAGAATTGCTGTAAGTTATGATGACCAACGTGGTGTAGGCGCGGCAAAACAAACCTCGCTAGTATATACTCGTTCATTCTAAGTAGTTTTGTAAATTTTTTGATGGTTTTTTAAAAAAACCATCCTTTAAAAGGAGAAAAGATGCGAAGTAAACCAATACTTCTTACCATGTTTTTTTCTGCTTGTATTCTGTTTTTAAGCGCAATTAATATTGACGTTAACAAGATACTTCCAATGAAAGTCAGTTACTACTCTCTTTCAAAGGACACACAAAGACAAATTACTTGTCTAGCAGAAAACATCTATTTCGAAGCCGCACATGAACCCCGCATGGGTCAAAAAGCTGTAGCGTTCGTAACAATCAATCGTGTACAGACCGGCAATTATGCCAATTCAATTTGTGATGTTGTATTTCAGAAAACGGGTGGAACTTGTCAGTTTTCCTGGTATTGTGACAAGAAGTTTACCGATAGACGCTTGACAATCAAAGACACAACGTTGTATAATGACATTCGTGAGTTAGCAACACACATTGTCATAAACTTTGAAAAGATGGACGATGTAACTAAAGGAGCAACTTACTATCATGCCGACTATGTTAATCCGGGTTGGAAATTGGATAAAGTCGACCAAATTGGTCGGCATATTTTTTACAAAAGAAAAGGTGACAAAATTGACAGAAACAAGGAATTCATCTAAAATGAAAGATTCTTCTACATTTATTACTGTTGCAGTTTGTATTTTAATTACAGTGATGGCAGGAATCATTTCACTATCTTTGAATCAACTCAATGATAGGAATAACATGGCTAGGAACATTGAAGCCGCAATTGCAAAAGGTGTTGACCCTCTAGCCGTTAAGTGTGCATACGAAACTCAACCTACGGCTACTTGTGTGTCTTATGCTTTGAACATTAAGAAATGAGCGATTCAGTTTCAAATTTTTTGGCCAAAATCAGGGCCGAAAGTCCTGCAATTGCCATTCGTCGTAGAAAAGCAAAAGGTTCTAGAAAAAAAAGAGCATTTAAAAAGTGGGTTTGGGCCGCAGAAGATGTAAACAACAATATTATGAATAATGAAAAGATTTTTGTCGGTGCTTCCGACTACAGCGATTACGTATACTCTCAGCTACTTGATAAAAGAGCGAATTCTGACCTGAGTACACTTAGCCGTGAATATCAGCTACATTGCAACCGCAAAAAGTGGCATGATTACATGGAGAGTGAATTTGACGGTGATTATATCCTAGAATCAACGGATTCTTACGGGATTATTATCACTGAAGGTTTCAACTTCATCCGTTACAATTTGAGTTCAAATTCGGTCACTGTTACTGTTTATGGTGACAAAGAATTTATTGAAGATATTAGAGAATCTGTTTTTGGTCACTTCGAAGAAGTTACCTCCCACATCGAATGGGTCTATGCCAGTGATGGAAGTTCTGTGAATGTTCCTCTGAACAAAGACCGTTTGCCTGTTGCTGAAATGTATCCTTTCTTGAAAGATGAAACACTTGAAAGCTACTATGACCGTTACCTCAACTCACAAGCAAATATTCTTTTGCTGATTGGACCTCCAGGTACCGGTAAGACTACTTTCATCCGTGGTTTGTTGTCTCATAGCAACTCATCTGCAATTGTTACCTATGATGCAAGCATTCTAGAAAAAGATTTTCTCTTTGCTCGTTTCATTGAAGATGATGCCAACATCATGGTCCTGGAAGACTCCGATAACTTCCTGAAGGCTCGTAGTGATGGCAACACAATGATGCACCGTTTCCTAAACGTTGGTGATGGTCTTGTCACAACGAAAGGTAAGAAACTTATCTTCTCAACAAACTTGCCTTCTATTCGTGACATTGATTCGGCACTTGTTCGTCCAGGACGTTGCTTTGATATTCTGAATTTTGATACACTTACACAAAGCGAAGCAGAGAATCTTTCTACTCGCCTTGGTGTTCAGCTTGACGGTATCCGTGAAAAGTGGTCTATTGCTGAAGTGTTCAATAAACAAGTTGAAAATTCTACCATAAAAAAAGTTGGTAGAAAAGTTGGTTTTATTTAAGGAGTTATTATGTCTGTGAAACAAATGTCTATCAATCAAATTTCGAGTGAGTCTGACCGCAAGAAATTGTTTGATGCAATTAAAGAATGTTCTGATTCGATGACACGAATCGAAGGCGAAAAAGATTTCATCAAAGAAGCAACCAAAAAAGTCTGTGAAGATTTGAAGTTGCCTAAGCGACTTGTCAATCGCCTTGTCAAAGTTTATCATAAACAAAACTATGATGAAGAAGTGGCAACTCATGAGCAATTTGAACAATTGTATGAAACGATTGTGAAGTGATGCCAACAAAAGACGAAATGTTCAAGTTTCAGCAAGAGATAGAAAATCTTGTTGCTGAAACCGATTACAATTACATGGAAGCAATTGTTGAATATTGCAACCACACTGGTATGGAAATTGAACTAGCATCAACCCTTGTTAACAAAGATTTGAAAGCAAAGATAGCAATCGATGCAGAGAATCTTAACATGTTACCGAAAGCAGCACGACTTCCAATATGACAGGTTATGAAGCCTTTTCTCTTTATCATGTTCTGAAATTACACTTCACTTCCGATAGTTACGATTACTTCAAGTACAACGGCAAATGTAACATCAATATTGAAACTTTCGAAAAGCGCAGAGACAAATACCACTTCTACAAGTTATCCAGGAAATATGAACAAGATGATTACCGAGAGTTTGTTATTTCTGCTCTCATGCAAAATGAAAATGCATGGGCAGGAACTCTACTTGAGGATGACACCTACGATAAACATCTGAAGCGCCTGGCAATCTTGCAAGCATTGGGCTATACATTCAAAAATGACTGTGCTATAATTCGTGAAGCAGGTGGCGTTAATAGTGTTCTAAAAATTGAGGATGGTTATCCTCCTCTGTTGACAATGACTCTACAAAACGTTACGACTATTGAAACTCTGTGCATACTCAACTCTTTTATGAATTTCTTACCGGTTTGGAACAGAAAGATTGCTGATACAATCCGATGGCCAATGCTGTATAGAAAATTTGTGAAGTATGCACCTTTTGTACCCTTTGATGCGGAAATCTATCGCAAACATGCAATTCAGGAATTAAAATGATTAAGAAAATTTATTTGGACATGGACGGTGTTCTTTGTAACTTTGAAGAAAAGTACATTGAACTTTTCGGTAAAGAGCCTGCGGCTGCCGACCGAATCCGTAAAGAATGGTCGGCTAACTGGAATGTTTTTTGCCAAGAAGGACATTTCGAAAAACTGAATTGGTTTCCTGGCGCACATGTTTTGCTTGACCACGTTAAGCGAACAAACATCACCACAGAAATTCTTTCTTCATCTGGTGGTAAAAAATACCACGATATGGTCGAAGCAAGTAAAAAAAAGTGGCTGAAAGAACACAACATTCTTTATAAAGCAAATATTGTTCCTGGTCGTTCCTATAAGACTGCATACGCAACACCAGAAACTGTCCTAATTGATGATACTTCAGATATCATTGAAGCTTTTAACAAAGCAGGTGGTCACGGCATTCTTCATAAGGATGTTGGTGAAACTATCAAAATTCTGGACAAGCTATTGACAAATGGCTAAATATTTTATATAATGAATTTTGTGGATAAAAAAACATACAACGACATACATCGCATATACGAAAGGAAATATTATGTCATTCGCTAATCTTAAACGCAACCGTGATAGCCTTGATAAACTCACCAAGGCAATTGAGAGCACCACACAAACTGCTGAGGCTGGCTCCAAAGACGACACCCGATTCTGGACTCCTACTGTTGACAAATCTGGCAACGGCATGGCTGTCATTCGTTTTCTTCCTGCACCTGGTGCTGACGGAGAAGATGGCCTTCCTTGGGTTCGTTTGTTCGACCACGGTTTTCAGGGACCTGGTGGCTGGTACATTGATAAGTGCTTGACCACACTCAACGAGAAGTGCCCTGTTTGCGAACACAACAACACTCTATGGAATTCTGGTGTTGAAGCAAACAAAGATGTTGCACGTAAGCAAAAGCGCCGTCTTTCTTACATCGCAAACATTTACGTTGTTTCTGACCCATCTAATCCTGAGAATGAAGGCACTGTTCGCCTGTTCAAGTTCGGTAAGAAAATCTTCGATAAGATTACTGAAGCAATGAACCCAGAGTTTGCTGATGAAACTCCTCTAAATCCTTTTGATTTCTGGGAAGGCGCAAACTTCAAACTGAAGATTCGCAATGTTGAAGGCTACCGCAACTACGACAAATCAGAATTTGCTGATAAGTCCGAATTGCTTGGTGGTGATGATGCTAAACTTGAAAAGATTTATTCTCAAGAATATTCTTTGAAAGAAATGGCTGACCGCAAACACTTCAAAGCATATGATACTTTGAAGGCTCGCCTTGATAAGGTTCTTGGCTTCGAAGGCGTTGCTACTCAGAGCCGTGCTGAAGATGTTGAGATTCCTGTTGTCAAAGCAAAAGGTGGAGTTGCAATTCCATCTAGTGTTGATGATGATGACTTGGATTATTTCAAATCTCTAGCCGAGCAAGAATAAAACTGTAAGGCTATCCTCCTTGCCAGTTTGACCCCGCCTAGTGCGGGGTTTTTCTTATGTCGGAATAGAAATGGCACTTGATACAAACAATTCTAGTGCATTCATGTCTCTAACACCTGCAACTATGGATGACTGAGGTGCTCCACCAGATTGCACGTTATTGTTTGTTGTTGGTGAATTGAAAACGTTCACTCCTGGAAGTGCAGAAGCTAATTCCATTCTTCCATCGTTCATGTTGACACTTCCTTGAGACAGTATTCTACCTTTTAGATAATCTTCAACGGTATTTTCTAAATGTGGATTTGTAAGTCTAGCACCAGAAGGTTTTTTCTGTCCATCAGGTCCAAGTTCATCCGAAAATTCCGGCAGGCCTGCGGCTCTCCAAACAGGCATATTTGGATTATTCTTTAGTGCTTCAACCAAATCTTTTGCACCTTTGGGACCAACAGACCAAGCCAATCTTATCAGGTCATTTGTTATATTCTTAAATCCTTGACCTTTTAATCCTTCGACCATTCCGTCATATACAGCTTTAAATAATTTGTCCTGGTTCTGTGCATTGAATATATCACTCTTTGTCAACCCTGCTCTTTTTAAATTATTTTCTAGTGTTGATGGTAAAAGACCGTAGCGACCAACGGCCCCTTTATTTTTGCCAGCCTTATGTCTCTCATTTGCTATGGCCAAAACTTCACCGATTGTAAGCTCGGACAAATTTTTCCCGGTTTGTTGTTTTATTCTTGGGTCACCACCAGCTTGTGAAAATCCATATATTGCATCATAACCAGCAGCACCACCTTCACCTCCTGCCACCCTATTTCTAAATTCTTCAAATGACATTGCATTCATTGAAGAATACTGTTTAAGTTGTGTTGGTTTTAATTCACTTCCTGTTTGAGATTCAGGAATAATGTCTTTCCAGCTTGAACCGAAACCTCCACTTGGTGTGTATTCTTTCAATTTTTCTCTGAAGATATTGGAAACGTTTGGATTTAATGCATTTCTGAGTTCTTCATTTTGTCTATCCAATTCTGCTTGTAGTGCTTCAATTTCTATTCTTAAATTATTTTGCGCCTGCCTTCTCAACATTGTATTGTTTCTGGAAATTGTTTTGCCAGGACTTCTATCATTAGCTATAAGTTCATTTATACTGGTTTCTTCTTTTTCGTATTTTGTGGTTTTTGTATCTATTTCTTCTTGCAATTGTTGTCTTGTTTTTTGTTTGTCGGCAAATAAATCTGCTGTGAGAACAACAGACATGGCCGCTGCTGCACCTTTTGGTCCAGCTATTGCGCCAATACCGGCTGCAACCGCAGCTAGTATAGTTTTTCTGTTGTTTTGAAAAAACTCATTGAAAAGAAATCCTATTCCTTTTCCTATACCCATAAAGCTTTCACCTAAAGTGGCAAATGCGGCTTTCGTATACGTGATGACTATATCAGAAGCAGTAGCAATAGCCTTGCCAACAGCATTAATTTGTGGAGCAAAATTCTTTATGATAATTTTTTCAGCATTATCAAAAAAATCAGTAAATTTTTTCGTTTCAAATTTTTCATCCAATTTTCTAGCCCATTGTCTTAAAATGGGTTCCTCAGATTTTG